AATAAAAAAAAAAAAAAAAAAAATGAAATTAATTAACAATGTATATTCTGGTCTAGAAAAAAATGCCCCAAACTACTTAACAGGAGGTGGAGTTTATCTTTCTCATGATACTGGAGTTGTGTTTGTTTATGACAGCAATGGAAATGAAGGTGTAAATTATACTACAGATTCATCAGAACTAGAATTCTCAACCCTAGAGCTATCTAGTGAAAAAAAATTAACTCAGTTGACTGGAACAGTAACAACAACCTCAGGTAGTACTCAGGTAATAAGATCTACATCAACTAATAGTAGTGAAGTTTCATCAGGAGACACGATAGAAATTAATGGCCAGACTAGAATAGTTAATTCTTCATTCATACAATATATATATGTGACAGTTGCATTTGAAACTGCTGCTACAGATGTAGATATTTATAAAGCTGAAGTCGGAGATGCTTTCACAATTAATGTTGATGACTCTGATGTTTTCAATATAGATCAAGCTGGTGATATAACTCTAAGTGGAGATATAAGATTTGATAACTCTTATTTTAGTGATACTTATTTATATGTAAATGGAACAGCTGCAGGAACTACTGCAAATTTTACAAATATTTACGGAGCTCATTCTTCTGGATCTGTAGCTTCTGGCGTAACAGCAACAACTCAATCAGCTAATGATAATTCTACAAAAATTGCAACAACTGCTTATGTAGATAATCAAACTGGTAATACATTTACATTTTTTGATACAGGTGGACTTATATCAAGTAGCCAAGATAGGACGTATTATATGGAGAATAATTATGATCTAACTTTTTATGCATATAAGGAAAATCTAGTTGATGATGATGATAGGGATGCTTATTATCAACTAAGATCTGATGGGCATATTATTAAATCTAGAAATGGAGATGCTGATGTGGTCATGACTATAAGTCAAAGTGGAGTTTCTATTACTGATGATTCAACTGGTGTGGGTGCTCAGTATACTGCTGATTACTCAGGTAAGATTTCCCTTACTGACAGATGGTTAACAGATAAGGGTTATGTAGATGGTCAAATAACTTTACAAACTGTTTTTGATACTGATGCTGAATGGAATTACTATGACCAAGTTGCAACTGGTACAACAGATGGTGAAGGTACAGATTTATTAATAGATAGTGACCAAACCTTCTTGTCTACAGTTACCGTTGGTGATTTAGTTAAAGCAAATTTAACAGGATATCCAACAGCAACTGTTGTTTCTGTAGATAGTGATACTCAGTTAACTTTAGATACTGATCTTGTAGGAGACGTTAACAGCTATTGGATTTATCATTTTCCTCAGACATTTAGTTTTAATACAGAAGATGGAAATGGTGCGATAACATATGAAAGTGAAGCTGATGATTGGGGTTATAATCTTAATGCAGAAGAGGGTGCTTGTTTCACAAGTGGTGGAATAATAATAGCTCAATATTCAACTGAATCAATAATTTTTACAAATAATAGTTATTCAGCAACTATATCTCCAGCAGCTACATTAACTGATGATAGAAATATAGTGTTTCCAGATGCATCAGGAACAGTAGCTTTAACAAGTGATCTTGGATTAGCTAAGTCTAATTCCGTACAAACAATTACTGGTTCAACAAGTGCAGCTTCTATATCTGCTGATGTTAATGTGGTATATAATCAAAGCACATCTCCAATAACGCTAACTATTGAAACAACTACAGATGTAGCTAATATTATGATTCTTAATAATGGTGGTGGTAATGTTACACTGGTAGGAGGAACTGGCGTTACTTTTCAACCTTTAGGGTTTTCTTCTATATCTACAAATAGAGGAGGTCACCTAATAAAGATTTCAGATAATAGCTGGACTTTTAAAAATTTTAGTTAACAAATAATACTAACATAATCAATTTTAAATAATAAAAAAAATGAAATTAATAAATAATATATATTCTGGATTAGAAAAAGATGCTCCAAAAACACTTTTTAGCGGAGGTTTATACTTATCTTCAGACACAGGTAAAGTTTTTTCTTATGACAGTGGAACTGGTAAAGCTGCTACTTATATAGATAAAAATAGCGCAACTTTTGGTAAATTAAGTTTATCTAAAGCACCATTGACAATATATCATGAATTTGAGATAGGACAATTGACTGGGACTGTAAGTGCAACAACTCAGCAAATAATTGGTGTTGGAACTAAATTTAAAACAGAACTAGCTTTTAATGACTATATTGTAGTAGAAGGAACTGCTTATCAAGTTTTATCAATACCGATGGATACTATGTTATTTGTTGCAAGTGGTCAAGAAACGGGATTTAGTGGTGTTACTTTTGGAAAATTATTAAATCCATTAGAAAATGGTTCTTTATTAGAATTAAAATACGGGTCAAATGAAGCTGAACCTTTATTTAGAATCTCACCTAGAGGAGATGTAGTTTTAACCGGAAACGTAAGTTCTGATAGAGTTTCTGCAGGTAGAGTAAATGCTAATTATCTTGCTGGAGAACATGTTGGAAGTTTAAGTCCAGGTATATCTGCGACAACTCAAACCGCTGGAGATAATTCTACGAAGGTAGCAACAACGGAATATGTAACAAATGAGATTGTTGCAAATAAAGAAGGTGCTACTAGAGCACAAGGTCTTAATTCCAATGACTCTATTGTTGCAGATGTTGATTATATCATTTATCAAGGAGCATCTGATGCTGTTTTAACAATTGAAACAACTACAAATGTAAGTGAAATCAAAGTTATTAATAGGTCAGAGACTGGGGATGTTACTTTTGAGGCTGGAGATGGAGTCACTATTAAATATGGAGGTAGTGGAAAATTACCAAAAAAAGGTACAGCTGACAAAGAACTTTGGTCATGTACATTAATAAAAGACCCAACAACCTTTCAGGCTTGGTGGATTACAGACCTTTATACTGGAGTATAATTAGCAATTTAAAAAAAATAAAAATAATAAAAAAAATGAAATTAATAAATAATATATATTCAGGAAAAGAAGAAAATGCTCCAGGCTTAATGACTGGTGGTGGAGTTTACATATCATCTGATACGGGTAAAGTATTCGCATATGACAGTAAGGGTGGTGACAAAGTGAGTGGTAGTTCTGACTCATCAAATACACTTCAATTAATTGGAGATGTAGCAGCTGCTGACCTTGAAGATGGAGCAAATATAGTTTATGCAAATTCACTTACAGAGCCTTTCTATCTTACAATTGGATCAGATATTGACACGCCTATTGTAGAAGTAATGTTAGGTAGCGGAAGTTCTAGTTGGGTGCTATTTGAGGCTGGCGATGGAGTTGCATTAACACCTGAGTATAGCTATATATCACTACCTTCTACAAATGAAGAATTTAGAACTGCTAAATTGTACAATCTTGGAAATGGAGAATGGCTTATAGATGGAGCAACCCCATACACCCCGTAGTAATAATTAAAAAAATAATGTAATGCACGGAGAAGTAAGGATATATAGATTTCATCAAGATAAGAATCAAACTACTGGAGGATGCTTAATACTTAATGAAAATAAAGAGCCAATATTTTCAGCTATAAGTTTAGAGAGGGGTTGGAGAGATAATTATGTTGATGTGAGTTGCATACCTACAGGAGAGTACGAGTTAGTCTATGAGTACTCTGATAGATTTGGTGAGAACTTATGGGAAATAAAAGATGTTCCTTGCAGGACTGAATGTAAATTTCATTCAGCAAATTACTGGCACCAGTTAAATGGATGTATAGCTTTAGGCGTATTTCCTAGAGATATAAATAATGATGGATATATTGATGTCACATCAAGTAAGAAGACTCTGAATGCATTTGAAAAAATTCTAAGTCAATTTAATACAGTAACTTTAAAGATAATGAAATAATGAAATTCGCACTAGGAAATAAATCATATATATTCTTAATGGTATTTTTTTTTACTGCTTGTGTCAGTAAAAAATCTACTGTCGAATATAGAGATAGGGTTGTTACAGATACGGTCATTGTCAAAAAGAATGTTGAAGTAATTAAGTCAATAAGAGATACCCTTATTATAGAGGAACCATGTGATAGTCTAGGAAACCTGGCTAACTTTAATCAAGTATTAAAAACCCCAAAGACTACAATTAAATTAAAATCTGAGGAAGGAAGAATTGTTGTTGATTACGAGCAAGACTCAATTGTTGTAAGTGATATTGTAGTAAAAGATATAAGGAGAGATAAAGATGTACAAACAATTGAGAAAGAAATTATAAGATACAGATCTAATTGGAGGGTCTGGTTAGCGTTAATAATATCATTGGCATTGAATTTGTTCTTACTTAAAGACAAGATTAAATCAATACTACCTTTTTAGCTATAAAAAAGAACCCATTTTTAGGTGTTTTATTTATATTTTTGATACATGGCCATACTTACTTTATCTTATTCTGCTCAATCTAGCTCTGCTCCAACTCAAAGTGGATGGAATGCTTTTAAAGTAGACTTCGAGGGTACTCACACTTTTACAGTAGCAGACCTTACTACTGACACCAATCCTGAGTATGTAGGTAATACTTTTTACTCTACAAAGATAGTAACGCTTCCTTCCAAAGGGACTCTTCAACTAAGTTCTGTTAATATATCTGCAGGAGATGAGATACTAGCAACTGATATAGCATTAGGATTATTTATTTATGTTGCTGAAAGTGATACTGCTGGATATACAGATTCAAACTGCACATTCCTGGTTGCAGATGAAAATTCTTTATCATACAATAACACAGCAAATGATTTAATATTTACTGCTGCAAGTAATGAGAATGAGCCACCAGATTCAGTTGGAGTTATAACAATTAACTTGAGTAACCCTGAGACATACACATTTACTCCAGAAAACTTTACGACTGAAACTACTCCTGTTTATTCTGACCCCGAGGATGACGATGCATTTGCAGTTAAAATAACATCAGTTCCTTTTTATGGATCATTTCTTTATGATGGAGATGGCCTAGGATTAAATGAATCAGTTACTATTAAAGATATAAATAATGGATTACTAACGTATGTTACAGATGAGGAACAAGATGATGCAACCTCAGAGGATATTACATTTTCAGTATCTGACCAGGGTAGTTACGAGTTCACTTCCGGAGGGGTTCTTACACTGGCTGTTGAGGCATATGTTGGATCTGCTCCAATAATAAATGATGAGACAGACATATATGTAGTGCTGAATGAAGACTATGTCTTTACAAGATATGACTTAATTACAGCTGCAGGATATTATGATTTAGACGGAGATTCAGCTGAGTCAATAAGATTTACATCATTGCCATCTCAGGGAGAGATACAATTAGATGGAGAAACTGTATCATTTAGTCAAGAGATAACTCTTGAAGATGTTGACAGCGGATTATTAATATACTACACTGTAGATGATGCTTTAGGTGAGTTTGAAATGAACTACCAAGTTAAAGATGCTAGTGGAGAATGGTCAGATTAAAAAATTAAAAAATGGCAGTATTTAGAATAAATGTTTACGACTCAGAAGATAATTCATACTATAGTATAGTCAACAGTGCAATTGCAGGTGAAGACTTGATTGCAGGTGATTTGTGCTATCTTAATACTGATGGTAAATACTGGAAGGCTAATTCTTCATCAATAGATACTTCGGGTACAGAATTAAGAATAGCCAAGGAGGCTCTTGTAGCTGATGAAGAAGGATTATTCTATGTACAAGGAACAATAGAATCATCTGGATTAACTGTTGGCGCGAGATATTATGTCTCAACTACTGATGGTGAAATTACTACAACTGAGCCAGATGATAGTGACATAATAACAAGATATATAGGTACAGCTTCTGCAACAGATACATTAGAGTTCAATCCAATGGATGTTTATGGTAATCCTTTTGACCAAGACTTAAACATCACTGATGACGTAACATTTAATTCATTAGATTTAGATAATTCAGTAGATGCATCTCAGTTGACTCAATTAACTGGAACTGTAGATACATATGCAAATGATGAAGGATTATATGGTATAAGCGGAACCTCATTCACAACTGAATTGGAAGCAGGTGATCTTGTGCAGGTTGGTGGTGAGGTTAGAAAAATTTTAGAAGTAACTCTAGATGATCATGCAACAGTAACTGAGAATTTTTCATCAGAAGTATTAAGTGTAGACTTCTATAAAGTTAGTCCTGAAGATATAATCAATGTAACATTTGATGATGTTGATATATTAACATTAAGTCAAAACGGTGAATTAATATTATCTGGAGATATTTATGTTTCAGACACATTAGGTGTCGGGACTACTAGTCCTAGTGATAAACTAGAGGTTTACGGAGGTAACTTAATAGTAAACGATGGAGCTAATAAAAGCAGGTTAAGACCTAGTGATTTGTACATGCAGCAAGCAGGTGTTATAAAAGCGTGGCTTAGAGCTGATGGAAATTCATACCTAAATGGTGGTAACCTAGGTATTGGAACAACTAATCCTAGTGAGAAGTTAGATGTAAGAGGTAATGTATATATAGAAGCAAATTTTCCAAGTATAACACTTAAAAATACCGCAGGATTTACACAAGATTACAGTATTACAAATCAAGGTAATTTAATTGTAGAAAAAAATGGAGTAGATGGTGGTGGAAGTTTTATAATAAAAGACGAAAATGACAAGACTCCATTAAGTGTTAGCATGGACTTAGTAGTCCCGGTTGTAGTTGTTAGTGGAAATTTAATAGTTAAAGATAGAGATGGCACCACAACCAACTTATATGTACAAGAAAGTACAGGTAACGTTGGTATTGGTACTACTAGTCCTAGTTCAAAGCTGCACATAGAAGAGTCAATACCAAACGGGTCCTTGTTTAAAGTTACTACAAGTGCTTCTGGATCACTACAACCTGTTCTTGATGCTAGAATTGAATCTAACGGAGATACTTACTACGATTTAACTAATTATAAATCTGCTACTAAAAAAATACAAATAATATCTGCGAATACGGCTAGTATTACGCAAATTGATGGAACGGGTGGTTTCGATATAAAAGGGCATTTAAAAACTTCACTGCAAACAGTAAATGGAGGCGGTGTGTTACAACTTCATAGATATGGGGCTTTATCATTAAACGACGACGCATCATACGCTCATATTCCAGAATCTGCATTGTATATAAACACTCTTTCTAATACATCTACAGATTACTTAATGCTGTTAGCGAATGAAGGTAGTGATAAACTAGCTGTTGATTTAAACGGTAACGTTGGTATTGGAACAACTAGTCCTAGTTCTATATTGAATATAGTAAATTCTAACCCAAAAATAGTTTTAGAAGACTCCGATAATACAGGTACTTTTGGGTATATAAGACAGCAAGCTGGAAACCTACAATTTTTATCTAACAACAATACAGCTAATGGAGTTATACAGTTTAGGCTAAGCGATGGCACTACTACTACAGACGCTATGCGTATCACTTCTTCAGGAAACGTAGGTATAGGAACTGCTACTCCCGAAGCTAAATTAGACGTTGAATCAGAAATTCTTATATCTGGAACAGACCCAATTCTTAGAATGAAAAGAGGGGATGGTTTTAATAGTGATATACTAAAAGTAGAAAGTTCAACAGATAACCTAATAATAGGGGATACGTCTTTAGATGAAATTATTTTTGAGGCTGATAACGGAGAGGCTATTCGTATTATTAGTAACCTAAACGTTGGAATTGGAACAACTACTCCTAGTGAGAAATTAGAGGTAAGTGGAGCAAGGTCAAAATTTAACGGTATTTTAGTTGGGGAAAATGGCAGTAATATACAGTTCCCGGGTGATGGTAATCTTACCGTAGGCAACAACGACTGGATAATTTTATCAGAGGGGGGACAAGAAGTTATGAGAGTTGGAAGCAACGCTAAAAATGTAGGGATTGGGACGACTAGTCCTAGTGCTAAACTGGATATTAAATCTTCATCAAACAATTCAACGCCTTTTCAAGTTACAAATTCTTCAGATACTGATGCAATTTTTTCTATATTAGAAGATGGTGGCGGTGATGGTAGAGCAAGAATATTCAATGCAGCAGGAACATTAAATGTTAATTTAGATAGTTCTGGAAACTCATACTTAAACGGAGGTAACGTAGGTATAGGAAATAGTAGTCCAACCAAAGAACTGGAGATTGGTACAAACGCAGTCGCAGAAACTGAGTTTAGAATGAACAGTGATACGTCTGGCAAATACTTTAACATTCAATCAGCTGGAAACTTTACCTCTTTAAAAACAGCAGGTAGTCAGAATTTCATATTAGACTCAAGTGGCTCGGCTGGTTATATAACTATTACTACTAACGCTTCTGAAAGAATGCGTGTAAACTACAATGGTAACGTAGGGATTGGAACAACTAATCCTAGTGCTAAATTACATATATCAGATTCATCAGCAGCATCTACAGCTAACTTAATTTATTTAGAGAACACAGGTTCTGGCGGTGATGAAGGGGTTTCAATTAAATTAAATCCGGTATTTAGTGCAGAGTCAATGATAGCTTCTAATAGAGAAGGTGGTTATGGTGACAGGACTAATCTAAGTTTTCACACAGCTACATCTAACACTACTACTGAAAGAATGCGTATTGACTCATCAGGCAAAGTAGGTATTGGGACGTCCAGTCCTACGGCAAAGTTACAAATTGTAGGAGATACAGGGGGCATAGGGTCTATGATTATTTCAGACAAGGATACTGGAGAGGCTGGAGCATTATCTTTAAACTTAATAAAGACTGGAACTAGTTCTTTTTTATTTGATGGTCAAACAACATCAACCATGTACTTAGGAGCTGGAACTAATACTCAGATGTTAGCTTTTAGTGCTTCAGACGATTCAATAACTAGTACATCAGATGTAATTATAAATGGATCTACATCATTAGGGACAACCTACAATGGCTATAGGTTAAATGTTGGAGTAGATGATTCATCAGATTATTCAATATTTGCTACTGGTAGAATATTTGGTAGTACAGATATTTTTGCCGCTGGGGAAATACAGGGAGAGTCTGGTCTTTTTGATGACCTAACTATTATCTCTACGGGGTCAGGATCAGATATAGTATTTGATAACGCTAGTAATGCTTCAGTATTAAATGAGATAGTTCCAAATTCACCTGGTGCAGCTGTATTAAATATTGGTGGTAATGGTGGTTCAGACTCTTATAACATTATTGCAACATATACTGAAACAGGAGTAAACTTTTACAGTGTAGGCAAATCTGATCATACAACCATAAGTTCAACTACATCAATTAAGTCTACCGGAATTAATACTGATCAAAATATTACTGCTAATGGTGCCATTATAGCTGATGAATATATAGTTTCTAAACAAAATAACATTGCAGATCCAAATGGTGATGATAGTTATCGTGCAACAACAAACTACACAATTATTGCAGGTGAAAATCTAGTTATTGCTGACCCAACATCATCTAATATTACGATTGAAATAGATAGTGATTCAGATCATGCTTCTGTTGTTAGAATTACAAGTGTTAGTGACACTTATGATGTAGCAGTTGTGGCAGGAAGTGGAGTTACTCTTCTGAATAGTCAATCAGGTGTTAACATTTATAGTGGTGATCGCACAATGATAACATTAGTAAAAGTTTCAACTGACACTTGGATAATTTCTGGAGGTCAATAATAATAATTTTAAAAACTAAATAAAATGATAGAAACAATAAAAGAAATAATAAATGATATACCGGATGATAAAAAGGATCATGTCTTATTTGGAATGATAATAGGATACCCATTAATTCTTTTGGGTTTAATACTAGATGCAGCGTTTGGCATACACTTCTTTTTTCTTGCAGGAGGCTTCTTAGGATTGGCCATAGTAGGTGGGAAAGAAATTATATTAGATTACTGGCAAGGTAAAGGAAATCCAGAATGGTGGGATTTCATAGCAAGTGCTATTCCAATTATTGCTGTAATGTTCGGGTATATAATTTAGCTATAAAAGAAGTCATTAAAATCACACGTTATATATTATATTGTACACTATGAATGCATTACTTTTTTTCAAGAAGATGTCTGGAGTTAAGTTGACTTTGCTTGCTTCTTCACCCCTTTTAACCTTGATCATGGATATGAAATCAATTCTTCTTGCTCTTTTTGTTATTATTTTTTTTGACATGGTAACTGGTATAAGGAAGAGCTTTTATATTAAAAAGATATCAGCAAACCCATTTAAAAAAGAATTTTGGAAGAATCTTAAATCATCAGGACTTAGGGCTACCTGGAGAAAAACATATGAATATGGTATTGGTGTAATAATTTTTGCAATACTTGATCACTATGTTTTACACATAGGAGATTTTGAAGTTATTAATCAAAAGAGGAATATTGTTGAATTAGTAATTGCTGTAGCGTGTGTAATTGAAGTATATAGTATATTTGAAAACATGGAGGCTGTTAGTGGAAATAATCTATTAAAAAAACTAATAGGATTGCTTCCAGAAAAAGTAAAGAAAATATTTAAAGCTGTTGAAAAACCTAGTGTGGGTCAGTAGTTACATCTTTTAGCTATAAAAGGCATTGGACAAAATTACCTTTTTGTATTAGATTTGTACAAGGAGAATTTTAAATATTAAAGATGGAAGAATTAAATTTAGAAGACTTGAACTTTGAGTCTGTGCAACTATTCAATGAGGATGGAGCTGCAGAGGCTGTAAAAGAGGGAGTCAATGATGACACTGCTAATGCTGGAACTGGTGATGATGATCAGGGTACAGGAGCAGAAGGTGATAAAAATAACACTATTGGTGATGATCAAGATGATAAATCTGGTCAAGAGAGCGTAGCTAATAAGAAAGAAGATAATCAAGTTCAGACAGGTAAAACTTCAGAAAAGGATAAGGGTAGTAATTCTTCCTCTCCAAAACTGAATGAGACTGAACAGCTTTATTCTAACTTAGCTGCCCAATTTAAATCCAAAGGGGTTTTGCCTGGACTTGAAAATATTGAGGACATTAAAGATTTGACTGCTCTAAATGAAGCAATTCGAAAAGAAGTAGAATCAAGATTTGATGACGAGCAAAAGAGAATTAAAGAAGCTGTCAAGGTGGGCGCAGAACCTACAGAAGTTTCTGAGAAGCTCAGCACAATTAGTAAACTAGAGAGTGTAACTCCAGAGTTTCTAAGTGATGAAAAGAATTTAAACTTCAGGATGCAAGCAATTGCACAAGACTTTATAGATAAAGGCTATAATCCTGAAAGAGCCCAGACTCTTGCACAAAGAAGTGTAGATGCTGGAACTGATATTGAAGATGCAGAATTTGCAGTAAAGAATATCATTGCTCATGAGAAGAAGTCTTTAGATAATATCATAGAGACAGCTAAAGCTAAAGAGGCTAAAAGCTTAAATGATATTAAAGACTACATCAACAAGACACCAGAAGTATTGCCTGGAATACAATTAACAGATTTACAGAAAGATGAATTGTATAAGGGGATTACTACTGATGTAGGTAATAAGGACAATGCATTTGTGTCTTATCAGAAATCTGACCCAGTTGGATCTAGGATAAAATTAGAAGCATTTTTTTACCTAACAAAAGGATTGAAAGATTTTAGTGTGTTTACAAACAAAGCTGAAACCAAGATATCCAATAATATAGAAAATTTATTAAGAGGTGCTAACTTTACAGAGACTGGAGCAATCAACACTGATGTTCCTGATGCAAATTCAACTTTCAAGTTATCAGACCTTAAGGATTTAGAGATAGAATAATAACAACTTTTTAACAAATTAAAAAATTATGCAATTAGGAAGGTTCCAAGTAACTGACGCAAAATCTTTTAACGGGATGATCAATCCAGAAAACACCTTAGGTGCTATTTGGAAGACTGCTCCAACAAAGATTAATGATGCCATGATCAAATTGTTAGCAATCAATAGGGGTAAATCCTTAGAGAGTTTGCTAGGCAAGTTTGATACAAAACAAGTAGAAAATGACAACGAGTTCTATTGGGAACTTATTGGTAGTTCTAGAAGAAATTACACTTTAGTAGAAGCAGCTTTTCAAGGCTCAACCGTATCTGATTCTGACAGCAATGTTGGTGAAGGTGGACAAGAGTTTGAATTAACATTCGATGAGAATGCATTCTTCAAGGGTGAAATCATCGTAGGTGATAAAAATGAAGTATACCCAATTAGAGTATTGAATGATGGTTATGCATCAGGTTCTCAGTATGTGTATACTTGTGAAATCGCTGGATCTGACAGATCAGGTATTCCTGGTGAAGAGTTAGTTTCTGGTAAGAAATTCAAGCAAGAGTTTGCTCCAGTAGGAAAAGGTCTTTCTAGAGAAGTAGGTGGTATTCGCAGAGTTACTCCAGTTTCTATGAGAGGTGAATTAACTACTATTAGAATTGACCACAAATTACCTGGTGATGCTGCTAACAAGCAAGTTGTAATGGGTATTCCTGTTGTTGATAAGTCTGGTAATAAAAAAGTATTTGGTGCTTTAGCATTATACGAAGACTGGTTGGTTGAGCAAGAATTTTCTGAATACAAGAACAAGTTCTTAATGTATGGAAAGACTAACAGAACTTCTGATGGTCAATACCATAACACTGACGTATCTGGTCGTAAGATTAGAATTGGTTCAGGTGTACGTGAGCAAATGGAGCAATCTAATACATTCTATTACAACGACTTCTCTATCGAGTTGTTAGAAGAAATCCTTTTTGGATTATCTGAAGGTAAATTAGGTATGGATCAAAGAATGTTTATGTTAAGAACTGGTGAAAGAGGTGCTGCTGAATTTCATAAAGCTGTATTAAAAACAACTTCTGGTTGGTCAGCAAATATGAGTACTCCTGGAACTAATCCAGCTACAGTCAAAAGTGTTGGATCTCCATTACATAGTAATTCATTATCTGCTGGATTCCAGTTTGTAGAGTATTTAGCTCCAAACGGTGTTTGCGTTAAATTAGAAGTTGATGACTTTTATGATGACAAAGTAAGAAACACTATTACTATTCCAGGTAAATCAGGTGTTGCTGAATCTTACAGATATGACATCTTTTACATGGGTACTACAGAAAGTCCAAACATTCAAAAAGTTGCTGTTAAAGGAATGGAAGAAATCAGAGGTTACCAATGGGGCTTTAGAAATCCATTTACAGGAGCTGTAAATAATGGAAACATGGGTACTTTAGAAGATAGTGGAACTATCACTAAGTTTTCTCAATTAGGAGTTGTATGTTACGACCCTAGTAGAACTGCAAGTATCATACCTTACGTGTTAGCGTAATTGATAAAATTGTAACTTTACCCTCGTGTGTTCAACGAGGGTAGTTGTTACTCTTAAGTAATATAGTTTGAAGGTATCTATAATAACCTTCACAAATAGAGAGAGAAGAATTTTAAATAAGAATAAAAATGTCAGAAGCAACAGTGAGAACTGATTTCTTAGAAGATAAGATTGTATCAGTTAAATACATTACAAAAGAGAATAATGGTATCCAAGATCCTAAGCATGTAGCTTACGGAGGTTTATTAAATGGAGCCAACATTTCAATCCCAGCACCAACATTAGATAATAAGAAGATGAAGAATATTCTTACTAATGATGAGAAGAAGGGTTTAGAACACATATTAGGATTGGATTTATCAATCTATGGAAAGTTCTGGAAAGAAGGTGGTAAAGCATATGAATTAGGAATATTACCTATTCAACTTACCAAAGAAGAGAAAAGATATAACATGTCTGACCCTTATGACTTTATTAAAGTCAAAGTATTACAGGCATCCCCAATTGTTGCAAATAGCTTAAATGATATTGGTAGAAAAGCAACTTACAGGTTTGTTTTAACTTCAGAATCTGAGAAACTTCAAAAAGAACTTGATAAAGCTGGATACAAGATTAATGCTTACAAATTGTTTGTAAAGTATGAAAATGATGCAGATGTGTTGAGGTATTCTTTAAGAAATCTTGGAAGAAACACAAGCAAAAACCATAAGATTGATTTCTTACAAAGTGAATTCCATAAGGAGCTAGAAAAGAATCCTAGTTTAGTGGTGTCAATACTAGGTGATAGCTTTATTAAAACTAAAGTTTTATTAGAAACTTGTTTTGAATATGGAGCTGTAGCAAGAAGAGACAAATCTTATTACACTCTAGATGATGAGCCAATTTGTGATGGAGGAATTCCTACTTTACAAAATGCTGCAGAGTTCTTAGCAAGTAATTTGGGACAGGATATGAGATTAGGCCTAGAGGCTAAATTGAAATTAAGTAGAAAATAATAATGACAGTTAACGAGATTATAGAAGGGTTCAACCTTAGATACAATAATGCTTTAGAAGGAGCACCTGAAATTGATCTCTACGAGATGAGCTTATATTTAACTATAGCTCAGATAGAAATTGTCAAAGAATATTATGATAGAGATAAGGATCCAAATAGCTCTTTTGAATTAAAAGAAAGAGCTAGAAGGGTTCTAAATGAACTAGTAAATACTGAGTCTATAACAAGTGAGACTGATTCAGACAGAGGAATAGTATCTGAGTCAAAGTTTTATGAGATGTCTGTAGAGCCAATGTTTATAGTATTTGAAACTGCAGTATTAAGTAGTTCAAATAGTCTCTATGACGGGAAGGTTGTTGAAGTAATTCCAATCACCCATGACAATTTTATGACTGATTATTACAATCCATTTAGGAAGCCTAATAAAAATAAAGTCTGGAGATTAGATATCTCCAAAGAATCTGCCAAAACAACATTTGAAGCTGTGTCTATTGAAGACTTGACATCATATAATGTAAGGTATGTTGCAAATCCGGATCCAATTATTCTCACAGATTTAAATTCTGATGAGGACTTTTCAGGGCTCGGATTAACTATTGAAGGAAACACTGCGCAAGCTACATGTCTTCTTAACCCAATGGTGCATCAAGAAGTTATCAATAGAGCTGTTGAATTGGCTATATTAGATTACAATAAACCTGAGACTCTTCAAGCAAGAGTTGGGCTGGATAAAAGAGTATAAAAAAAATGTTAGTATTATTGATACATAATAACTAACTTTACAAAATAGTATCAAAACAATTTATTAATTATAAAATAATTTTATTATGGGATTAGCTGGAATAAACCAGAGTAGACAAATGTACGTAGGTCAAGCGACTGATGCTGCTACAGAAATTGCTGATTTAGCAAACGCAAATGATATTGTTGTATTAGCTGCTGACGGAAGTGAAGCTTCTGCTGGTGACGATATTGCAGTATTTGTAAAAGACTCTTTAGGAAATGTAACTTCTTCAGGAGCAATTAAAAATGATCAAATCATTGATGTAAGAGTAATTCCTTTTGAAGCTAAGACTTTAAAAGCTTACGAAATTTCAGGATTAACAGTTGATGTTAACAGTCTTTATTCTGTCAACATTACAATTAGTGAGCACGGATCTTTATCTTCAGAAGATGAGTACGTTAAGAAAGGTTTTTACCAAGCAAAATCAGGTGATACTGATTTATTAGTTTTACAAGGATTAGCTGCAAATTTAAATGCAAACTTCTCTAAAGAAGTTGGAGCTAACGCTTCTGCAAACCCTTACTTTTCATTTGTAGTTTCAGGAACTGCAGGTTCTGCAAAGTTGACTATTACAGAAAAAAATGACTGGTTAGTTAATTATGACCCAAACAAAAAGACTAGACATCAATTAAAATTTACTGTTGATTTTGTTGCTACAACTTATCCTACAGTAGGTGTTTCTCAAGCTCAAAGTGCAGGTAAAGGTACAGGATACCAGATTCAAGAAATGGAATTTTATTTACTTGGTGCAAGAGGAGACTCTTACAGAGAAGGTGGGTACCCTCACAATATTACTGGACCTAAATTAGTTTCTACTGTTGATGGTGAGTACAATGTTGTAGAGATTTCTTACTGGAATGAAGGTAGAGATGAGGCTAAGAAATCTAAGCAAGCTATAACTTTAGCATTCTTAGATGACGACACTGCTGATGGATCTAATGCTGATGTTAACACATCTGTTATTGCACCTTTAGTTACAGCTTTAGGCGTAACTTTAGCTGACCTTGACGTAGCATAGTAGTACGAAAAAGTACCTAGAATAAAAGTAAATGAAAAGGGACTGGAATTAATTTCCCAGTCCCTTTTTTAATTAATAAATAAAATTAAAGATGGCTATTACTATCCAAACATACAGTATTTCAACTGACTTGAGTGAGATAACACTAGAATTCGAATTGGATTCAGGAGACACTACAAGTAGTTTGTTGATGTGGACTGAAGACACATATAAAAACTCAGAAGAATCTATTAATTTATTAAGTGTGCTAGATGGCACAAGTAATACAGAAAATGTTACTATATCTGCAGATGATGCGGGTGTTTCTACATTTGATGGAATCTATATTATAGAAATACAAAGTACTAATGGAAATGCAGTAATGGCTGGAGCCTCAGACTTCACTCAGTACTATAAAGTGGCTGCTCAGTTACTTTCAAAACTAGACCTATCGTGTTTAAGTTGCAATGATGATTTCCAAAATTCTTTACTATTAGACTTGTATTTACAAGCTACAATAAACTCATTACTTCTTGGAAGATACCAGGATGCTATTGAACATTTATCAAAAATAAAAATAGTTAAAGAAGGCTACACTGAATGTGAGGACTGCCTTGACATTGACATATCGGTATCAACTTCTACCAATATTGTTTCTGTTGGTATTATTGATTGTCAAATAACAGATAATGATTAATTATGAAGGATAAAGATGCAAAGATATTTGTAATCTCCATGAAAAATATCTCGAAAGAGCTACAATATTATGGGACTTCAAATATTAACAATATAAACTTACTAAAACTTATTTATAAGTATGCAAAATACTTTACTGATTACAAATGCTTGCAAGCTGTTGACAAAATGGTCAACTACTTGCAAAGAAGTGACAGAAGGATATGTATGGAATTTACATATACAAAAGGATACAGTTATGAATACAACACTGTAGATATATCTGAAGTAAATACAGCACCTACACTTAGTAATGTTTCACTGACTGCAGATGACACTGGAAATAATCTAGTTATCACTTACAGTGATATGTATGGTGGATACTATGATGCTGAAGGAACTGATCCTGGAGCTATAATCATTAGTACTATTCCTGCAAATGGGACATTATATCTTGATGGAACTGCAATTTCTGCAGGAGACACTATAGCTTATGATGCAAATCTTGAAATAGAATATGAGAGAAATTCCAATAATGCATATTCAACATCTTTTACTTATTCAGTATACGACACAGACACTCAGTTACCACTAGTTTCTAATACTGCTACAGTATCATTAACAGTTGAAGAAGTTTCTGTAGAAAATGAAGCTCCTACAATTGGTGACTTAACATTATATGCAGATAACAGAGCTACAGTGACTATCACTATAAATGACATTCTATACAATGCTAGTCCAGAATATTCTGATCCAGAAGGTAATCAATTAGATGCTATTAGAATTGATGTAATTGGATCATCTAATGCAGGTGCTTATTACTACTATGAATCTGAAATTGAAGTTGGTGCAATCATTACTTATGATGACATTGTGGCAGGAGCATTCACATATTCAGCTGCAGATCTGAATTCAATCCAAACGGATGTAATAGAGGTTTCAATTAGGGATACAGTAAATTTAGAATGGGTTTCTTCGTAAGATTAATAAAAAAAATAATAAAAATGATTATATCTATAACAACAAGTGCTTTGGTTAATTCAAGACCAAGTGCAATAGGTTCAAATACTATTTCTGTAGATTACGGAAATGACCATACCTTCACATTAGATAACTTTACAACTGAAACTACACCAGCATACTCTGATCTAGAAGATGATGATTTATCATTTGTGTATATAGCAACTCTTCCTAGTATTGGAGAGTTGCAAGTTGGTGGAGTTGCAGTATCAATTGGTAGTGAAATAGCTTCAGGCGATATCTCAACTGGTAATTTCACATATGTATCTGATACAAGTGTTACCGATGAGACTACAGTTTCATTTACTTTTGACATTGCTGATCAAGGATCCTCAACTGTAAGTGGATTGGATGATGGGATTATGACTATTGTGATTGCAGAAGAAGAGAATGAACCACCAAGTAGTATTGATGATAATTCACTTGGACTTTCATATGGTGACACTGTTATATTTACTTCAGCCAACTTCCAGGTAGGATATGCTGACCCTGAGGGTGATGCAGCTTATTCAATAAAAGTATTAAGCTTGCCTACATCAGGTGAATTACAGTTAGATGGTGTTGCAGTTAACGTTAATCAGGAAATATTATTTACTGAAATAGGATCAAACTATTTTACATATGTTCCTGACACATCAGTTACTACTGCAGTTGATTATTCATTTGACTTCTCTATATCAGATGAAGGCTCTAAAGAGTTTACTGAGTAATGGCTACAATGACACTTTATTATGGATCACAGACTATTGATCCTGTTGATTACATATCTGTAGATAATACTACAGATACTAGTTGTGGTGAAAAATATACATTATCAATTGGACTTGGGGCTTACTCTAGTGTCTATGTAGAATTTCTAACTAGTAATAGTGATGAAGCAGTTATATATCCTAATACAGAGACTGATATAGATGAAGAGACATCATTCAATATTGTTATAAGTACTTACCAATCTGCTGTCAACAGTGGTATTGGAAACACATATGAGACTACAGCAACATTGAATGTATATGATACTGATGGAGGTGCATTACTAGACACTATGTATGTGAGTAGATTGAGCTACAATGGAAGTGATTGTAAAGAAATAACACTATAATTAATCTATAGCATATATTTTATGTTATAGCTATTATTGACATATAAGAATTTTTTTCTTATTTTTGAGAAAATTAATAAAACAAAATATGGATAGTACTGAAATTATTAAAAGCTTTTTGAGGAAGAAGAGTAGTTATTTGAATTGGGGTAATAAGGGAATTCAAGGAGCATTAAGTAAAAAATTTAATGGACGCATATTTAATCTGGAAGACATTAAAAAAGTCAAGAAGGAATTAAAAAAGGAATTTAAGAATCACATGAGAGTTGGTTCACAACCAGAAAAAGTGGGCGTAGCATCAGAAAATGCAGAAGCTATTGCTGAACTCTCAAAGATTGCTGGGAAACTAGGTCTTAAACTAATTGATAAAAGTGTTGACGTTACTGCCGGTGCATCTATATTAAAAAGAAAGAAAGCTTTGAAAGCATTTCATGTTCCAGAAATATCTGATCAAGTTGGAATGCATATTATGCTTGGGTGTAATCACGTACCATTTCATAATGTTCAATTGCACAGAAGTATCATTGAATTAATAAAAGACTATCCTGAACTAATAAAAGGATTTCACTTAATGGGTGACTTCTTAGACTTGAATCCATTATCATCTCATGATAGAGGTAGATTTACAGCTGTTCCAGGACTAACACTTGATGATGAGTATGCTGTAGGAAATGAACTATTAGATGACTTTGATAGACATCTTCCTAGAGGATGTTGGAAAACTTTTCTGTATGGTAATCATGAAGACAGGTACAACAGGTGGATGTCAGTAATGGATAATGCAAAAACTCCATTAGATTCTCCAGAAGATGCACTTAAGCTTTGGCGTAGAGGGTATAATGTAAAAGATAAATGGAGCCAAGACTATATCACATTAGGAAATGACTTCCAGATCTTTCACGGGATATATTTTAATATCCATAACGCTAAGAAACATTTAGATACATTCGGAAAGAGTTGTGCTTATGTACACACTCACAGAGTTCAAATGTATAGAGAAGGACCTAACGCTGCTTACAATATAGGTACTTGCGCTAATCTTAAATCTAAAGTATTTGGATACGCAACAAGAGCTATGAAGGAGAGTTGGTCAAATGGATTTGCAATAAACATGATAGATGATTATGGCAATTGTCATATAACACAAATAGTTCCTGATGAATCCGGAAGATTCTGGTTTGGTGGAAAATATTATTAATAACAAACACAATGGATAAAAGAACCATAATATATACTGTTCTTGAAAAATTAAAGATACACTCTGGAGATAGTAAAATAACTCCAGAGTTAATCTCTTCTATGATAGATACAAAGAGGGCAATGTTACTTAAATCTAGATTCTCTAGAAATGCTTGGAACATACCTATTGAGATTAAGCAAGAGATCTGTATGGATATTGAGAGAGTGGATACAATTAATGGGTTCTCATTAGCTGGTAAAACTATCAGAACTTCATCCAGCATTCCAAGGTCTATCAAGATTCGAGGGAAGGATGGTCCTTTAATGGTGCGCAGGCAAGATGGATCCAGTATCCCAATTAATATAGTGCCAATTGAAAGATTACCCTACATTGGTAATAATAAGTTCACAGCTATGCTTACTTATGCATGTATTGATTATGATGGTAGATTAATTCTAACCTCAACATCAGACAAGATTAAGTTTATCCAGGAGATAAAAGTAACAAATGTTTTTGAGGCACCTGAACATGCTTATGAACTAGAGTGCAGAGACAACAATGATTATGGTGATATAGAACCTTGGGATATGGAATATCCTATTGAAGTATCTATGATTGATGAGATTGTAGAAATGATTGTTAAGGATCTTTACAATACTGTAAGATTACCTGAGGATAAAACAAATGATTCACTAGATGAAAGAGGATAAAAGAAATCATAAGATTAAGAGTGACTATGGTATGAATGATTACTACAGGAGCTATAAATCTAAGAGTAATAATCCTGTGAGTAAAGAATTATACAGTAAAATCATTAAAGATTTTAATGGACATGTTCGCAAGAAGATGGCTATAAAAGGAACTGAATATGTATTTCCATTCAGACTAGGAAAGATGGAGCTCAGGAAAATTAAAACTGAGGTTAAAATTGATGAGGACGGGAATATAGTAAACAAACTTCCAGTCAACTGGAAAGAAACTAATAAGCTGTGGGAAGAAAATCCCACTGCTAAAGAAAGAGGTATTAAGATAAGATATACAAATGAGCACACTGATGGCTACACATTTAAAATATTCTACTTAAGATCTAAAGCTAGTTACAAGAACAAGAGTATGTATCAAATGCAGTTCAATAGAGACATGAAAAGGACTTTATCTAGGTCTATATTTCAAGGAAAGATTGATGCATTTTTAAAATAATAATAATGGCAAACACAGCAGATACAGTTAGCATTAAATTAATAGCTGACAGATTATATAGGAACCCAGTTATGAAAGAGGTTACCTATGAATTCATTATAGACAATGCATTAGAAGTAATGAGAATAATTGATGCTCCTGCTTTGTATGGTAATAAGAGGGAGAAGATTAAAGTGGTAAACTACAGAGCTTCCAAACCTGCCAATATGATGAGAGTTGAAAGTATTGCCAGAACTGACAGGGGTGCCATAGAGACAATGACTAGTACAGACTTTGTTAGCCAGGACTTTTTAGAGTCAGGTGACTATAATGTATTAAGATCTAGCATGACATACAGTCTTAACAGTAAGTATATTAATACAAACTTTGAAGGCGGTGAAATTGAAGTAATCTACAAATACATAATGACAGATGAAGAGTGTTATCCACTTATTATTGACAACCCTATCCTTTTAAGATGTATTGAGTCTTATGTAAAATGGAAATGGTTCGACATCCTTAATGACATGGATATTGTGTCTGGCCAGAAGCTTAACAAAGCTGAGCAAGATTACATGTTTAATGTTGGACAAGCTCATGCAGATATGATTATGCCAAGTATTGATGAGATGGAATCTCTCACAAATATGATTACTCAAATGATTCCTAGCAGGACTGAGTTCCAGAAAAGATTTGAATTTTTAGGTGAACAAGAATATTTAAGAATACAATAATGATTAAAAAAAGAAGTTTCGAATTTAGTGGAATGACAAAAGATATTGCTAAGAATAAAGATTCTAAGAGATATTATGATGCTCAAAACATTCGGATAATTGCGACAGATCAAGAGAGCACTTTTGCACTGACCAATGAATTCGGAAATGAACTTGTTATTACCATTCCTACACCCGAGTTTGACTACGAGAATACTAAAATAATTTATAATGCAGGATCTGAATCAAAAACTTTGGAGTATTCAGCAACTGAAGCTACAGTTCCTAGATGTCAATTAGAAGAAGAATATGTTACAGTTAATGGTTCAACTTACACAAATAATACATCTGGTACTCAGAAGATAATTGGAGTGAAAGAACTTAGAGACTCAGCATTAATAATCACTACTGATGATAATGGTTGGGATTGTATATGGGAATTGACTGGATTGAATGATGAAGACTTTGATCTGGAATTACTTTATATGAATAACCTTGGATTATCTTCTAATAACTTAATGGATATATTATTTAATTATGAAAATTCTGTTATTCAAAAAGTATACTTAGTTGATGGAGCTCATCAAATTAGATACATCAATATAAGACAAAGTGTTGAGAATGGTGATTCATTAAATTTAATAGACTTGCCACCTACTTCAATTGATGTAGTTGGTACATTTAAATTATCTCAAGTATCTATTGACAGCATATTCAGTGGAGGATCTCACACTACAGGAATGATTCAGTATGCATACAGCTTATACATATTAAATGGTGCTCAAACAGTTACATCTCCATTGTCTAAACTTACGCCAATTGATAAGGGTCAAGATTTAGGTGGTGGTGAACTGAATGAAAATCTTGGTAAATCTATTACTGTTAGTGTTCCAAACATAGACTCCAACTTTACACATATAAAACTTTATTCAATAAAATACACATCATACAATGAAATTCCAGAGATTCAGTTGATTGCTGATCAAGAAATTGATTCCTCAGGAACTCTATCATTTACTGATACTGGATCTGACGGAACTACATTATCATTAGAGGAGTTTGTATTTTTAGGCGCATCTCCAATAATTCCAAAGAATATATCTACAAAAGATAATACACTATTTGCAATCAATGTAAAGGAACAATTATTTGAAGTGGACCTAGATACTAGAGCTTACTCTTATAGTGAGTTTGGATCAGCCGTTATAATGGAGAATGTGTCTTATGATGAAAATGGAAACTTATCTTCAACTACACTTACTGTTCCTGCAGATTTTTCAGTTCCGGATAAGCATGATTCTATTAATAGAGATTATGACCTTTACAAATATCAATCAGACTTTACTACTTTAGGTGCTAGTGGAAAATATGTTGAAGTTGAATTTCTTCAAACATCATTAACTGACGATGAGGCAGAGGACTTACAATTCTTTAAAGACAATGAATTCTATAGGCTAGGAATCAAGTTCTTTAATAGAAGAGGTCAATATACTAATGCTGCTTGGATAATGGATCTGAGAGCACCTGAGGGAAACCTGAATGGGAATTATAATCAATTGAAAGTTACATTGACTGATGAGTTCACTACATGGCTAGAGGATGAAGACAATTTTGATACTGAAGATGATAAGCCTATTGGGTACAGGATAATAAGAGCTGACAGACAGCTTTCTGATAGAACTATTCTTGCTCAAGGAATGATTAATCCAATGCTTGCTTCTTATTGGCACACTGATAAAACTGTTTCAATATCTGCTGTTAAGGAACTTGTTGATTCAACTGAGTCTAGAAAGATGCCTTCATTGACTAGAATGTTCTCAGGACTTACTCCTGTAATAGGATGTAAAGATTATCATGATTTAGCATATACTAGTATTGATGATGATGCAGAATCTGACATGGAATGGAATTACTATTCTGAAGGATTTAAAGCTGCTTCATCTAGAGATTGGAGAGCACAGAATTTCCAACACAATAGACTAATGCAAATGTTTAGTCCAGAGATATCATTCCTGAATGTACAAATAGACTCTGGATACAAATTAAATATTAGAGGTCTTTATGAGTATGATGAAATTTCAAACTGGGCAGCAGAAGCTAATCCAGTTACAGAAATTAATACAGCTGAGACTAAGTTTATCAATGGATTCAATCAAGGTACTGATGGTGTTGAGCCTTTAGTTATTGAGGGTCAGGCATCTTGGATAAGTGATGTTGGATTCTTTGGACCTACCAATGGCACAGACTCTATGGCTATTCACCAAATATATCAATCATTTCAAGGAGACTTTCACGAGGCTACAGGAACTACAGAATTTGACTTATTTGGAACTCCTGAGGTAACTGAAGCTGGTGCAGATTATACAAATTACAATAATGATGGTGATTTAAAATACTGCAACAATCTTAAGACCATGCTCATGGATGGTTTTGAAGAGTCAGGCAGAGTTAATAGTAATGCAGCTGTTCAGATTAAAGGATGTAATACTAATGGAGCTAGATGTATAACTTTTGCAGAAGGTCCAGATGATCCTGACTACAGTGCAGCATACAGAAAAAGTATTGAAACTTTACACAGCTTATCAGGAGTATCTGAAGAGAATGGTGTATTAGTTGCTGAGTTCAAGAGAGAAGATTATGTATTCTATTCAGGAGGAATCTATGGAGGCAACACATATGAAGCTAAGTCTAATTCTACTTATATTGATATAGGTGAGTACACAGAGATATATACTACTGAAGTCACTATAGAATCTCCAGGTGATACATTTGTATCTGTTTTTACTTTCACAAAAATGGCTACAGATGATGAGCACATCTCAACAACTGATTACAATTTAGTCACTGAGATAGTAAGCATCAAGACTGAGACTACTATAGACTTAAAAAATAGAAGTGATTTATCTATATCTGAATGGGATAATAGCTGGAAGCCTTCTTATGATGACTATCAAGATTACAATACAGTTTATTCTCAACAACCTACACTTGTAAAGAGTGGTTCTGAAAGCTATAAGCTTAAGAAGGTTCAAGAGTTTGACACAAGAATATTAGCTACAGGCGTTAAAACCCCAGGTGAATTCGTAGATTCATGGACAGATTTTTTAGAGAATGAAGAAATGGATCTTGATGGAAAGTATGGACCTGTAAATGCTGTGATAAACTACAGAGATAATATCTATGCAATACAAGATAATGCCGTAGCATTGATTCAGATTAACCCTAGAGTGCAAGTTAGCGCATCAGATGGATTAGCTGTAGAGATGGGGACTGGTGATTTACTTTATCAGTACAGCTACTTGACTACAACTAGCGGTTCATTGAATAGAAATGGTGTTATTTCAACTCCAATGGGATTCTATTTTGTGGACATCTTGAACAGTACAATACTATTTTCTAATGGCCAGGGTGTTGTAAATCTTTCTGACAAAGAAGGATTCCATTCTGAACTTATAAATAGAATGAATTATTCTGAACTAAAAGAGGACAATCCAGTTACTGGATACGGAGTAAGCCTCGCCTACAATGCAAGCACTGGAGATGTATTTTTCTCCTTCACCCAATCAGATGACAGTTTTACTTTATGTTACAATGAAAAAGTTGGAGCATTTGTAAGTTATTATGACTATATTCCTGCATGGTATATTAACAAAGGTACTGCAATGCTATCTACAAATTCAGACAACACTCAATTGTGGCAGCACTTTAAAGGTAATAAGAATAGCTTTTATGGTGAAACATTTAGAAGCTCTATTACACTTCACTTAGTTGCTCAAAATAAAGAGTTAGTAATGAATGGTGCAAGTTATAGACTTGAGATGGAGGATTCTGATGGCAACATACTTAATAATGAGGGACTTACTGCAGTTAAGGTGTGGAATAAGTATCAAGAGTCTGATGAAGCTGACTTAGTTATTAGAAAGAATGCATTCAGAAGAATAAGAGATTGGAATATTAAATTCCCTAGAGTAAGTGGATCTAGAGAAAGAGTAAGAGGTTCTTGGGGGTATGCAGAATTTATATTTGACAATGATGATGGTAAGAAATTAATCTTGCATGACATCACAATATTCTATACTGAGTAACAAAATCTTGTTATACCAAATATTGACAAGAAATGTTAATTAACTTATATTTGCAATTATGTCAAAGGATCCTAAGCCTAATAAAAATAATGATAAAAAGAAGTTTAACTCTGAAGCTTTCAAGTATGCTATAGGCATGCTTGAATCTTCTGGAGGAAAACACTTGACTAACCCAAACTCATCTGCTTCTGGGAAGTATCATTTTCTATGGAGATATATTAAGAATGACCCATTACTAAAGGGCAAATCTCAAAGAGAATTTATAGCTAATCCTGAACTTCAGGAGAAGGTAATGGACAATGCCATTAATGGAAAGCTTGCAGGATTCCCTAATTATTCAACTTATTCAAGAGCACTTAAAGCTAGATACAATAGTGACTTGCCTCAAGAATCTATAGCAGCACTTACACATTTCTTAGGAAAGAGTGGCGTTGATTCTTATTTAAAAAATAAAGGATATAATGTTCCAGGTAAAACTAATTTAACAGCAGAAGATTATGCAAAGAAGTTTAGTGGGTATATGGAAGACTATTCGAAACAGAACACTAATCCTAGTAATATACCTAGCGATGAGTATGTGGGCGTTAGGGGTGATAGTCCTGAGTTTATTCGAAATCTTGCTTTCGAAGCCTCAAAAAAACAAGTAGATAATACTAGAGTTAATGGTAACTTCAATTCTCCTCAAGGACTGGTTACTCCAAACAATATGCCTAATGATCAATCAGATCCTAGAGCTGGCTTTAGTCCACCTCAAGGTTTGCAGACTCCTAATAATTTTAAGTATGGTGGTAAGTCAGATGATGACATGTATGTTAATGGCGGTGAATTAGATAGGTTTGAAAATGGTGGTACCCATGAAGAGAATCCATTAGGTGGAATACCTCAGGGAATAGGAGCAAATGGTAAGCCCAACTTAGTAGAGGAAGGTGAGACAAAATGGAATGACTATATCTTTTCTAATTCCATTGGTCTTGACGGTACTTTTACTAGAAGTGACGGTAAGTCTATGAATGTGTTTAAAGAAGGTGGTAAATTAACAGGCCCTGGAGAGGGGAAAGAATATGAAGCTACAGAGGCACCTTCAATAGGTCCTAAAGCTGAAGAGATCCCAACAGACAATTCACTTGATGTAACAAAATATGGACACTTGTCCAAAGCTAAACATGTTCCTAGAGAGACAATGCATGTTCCTGATGTAAGACAAGGTTATATTCAGAATGTATTCGGATTAGAGAACCCTGAGCAAGTAGACTTTATTTCTGCAGTTAGAGATGCTCCTGCTGAGGCATTCTTGGCTAGATACAATGATCCTATTACTAGACAGAGGATGATGGAGCAAGGTAATGTTACGCCTGAGCAGATTGACAACATGATATTAAAAGGTCTGACTACTGCTAAAGAAGTTGGTGGTAACACTAGAGGATCTAAAGCATCTTATGTGAATGATGTAATTCGTATGGGTGAGGGCTTTAAAGATAATGTTCCTGTTGAGACTCATGAAAGAGTTCATGCCTCAGGTATAGATGCTGTGATGAGTGATAAGCTTACTAGTATTTTAGGTAATGCATTCCATCAGAAAGATAAAACTTTCTTGAAGAAGAATTCTCCCGGGACACTTGAGTATTTAAATAGACCTCACGAGGCATATGGAAATTTTGCTGAGTTCAGGGGTTCACTAGGGTTGAAGCCTGGTGAGCAAATTGATATTGACAAATTAAGAAAGCTTGTTAAAGAAAAGGGTCTTGGAATGGATAACTTCTACAGAGCCTATGACAATGACAAAATAATTGAAGCTCTAAACACTGTAGCTTACCAAGAAGATAATAAAAACAATTTTGATAATTACAGGTTATCATAAAAAAGAATAATATGGATATAATGTCACAATTTAACTTGCCTAAGTATTTAAAAGGTAAGACATTCGCAGAAGCAAGTAAGATACTTGATGATAAATTCAAGGACAGAACTGATGCTGAATCAGTTGCTACAATGAATGAAATGCAAGGTAGACTAAAGCAAGCTCAAGAGTTTGTTAAAGCTAAGCAGGAAGAATTGTCTAAGCCTAAAGTGGATGCTAATTCAACTGGTGACAACAAGATGTTTATGGGGGGTGCACTATCTGCTGAAGGTGGTTTATTTGGTAGTTCAGCAACTGAAGGTTTTCTTGGTGGTGCTAAAGGAGCTGAAGGAGCTGCAGAAGGTCCTGGAGTAGGAGCTATAATGGGTGCTGCAACTGGAGCATTAAACTTGGCAAAAATGGTAGGAAACAATAAGGTTGACACATCCGGAAGGACTTCAGTAGAATATACTGATAGAGCTGGCAATGCTGCACAAGGAGCTATGTCAGGTGCCAAAGTTGGTGGAGCTATTGTTCCTGGGCTTGGACATGCAATTGGTGCTATTGGTGGTGGACTAATAGGTGGATTCTCAGGCCCAAGTGATAAAGATGTATCTAAAGCTAAGGCTAACAATCTATACGCTTCAATGAAGGATACAGGAATGGAAGGAAGTAATGTGGCTAAGTTTGGATTAGATTTAAAGAACTATTTGGATCAACTTCCTTCAAAAGATGTAGACTTTATGGCCATGAATGATGCTGATATGATGGATCAGAATTTTGGAAAACCTTTTGCTAATCCAGTAGCTAAAGCAATGGATTTATCAGGAATGACTGCAGGGGTTAATCCTCTAGGAGAGAGAAGTCCTGCTAGTGCAATGGATATGTCTGGAATAGATGCTGCAGGAACATACAATCCTCTTGATGAGCACCAACAATTAGGTGCAGGATCATTTGGATCAAATGCACCAACTCCATCTTTTAAAGATAAAGCTAGATTTGGAGCAAGCAAAATATTAAGTCCTGAAAACTTAAGGTATGCACCTGCTGCAATGAATATATCTCAACTTTCAAATTTAGAGCAACCTAAAGATATTGCATTCGGAAGAAGCAATAGAAAGTATGAGCAACAATTAGTTGATGAGCAAGGATTACAAAATACAGTTAGACAGGCAACTGCTTCTAACAGAGATGCATTATTATCTAGTGCAGGAGGTTCAAGTTCTAAGGCAAGAGCTGCTTTACTAGGATCTCAACTTCAAGGAACTAAAGCTCTATCTCAAGCATATCAGCAAGCTGGTGCAGAGAATAGAGGAGAAGCTAGATCTGCTCAAGCATTTGATCAAGCTACAGAAAAGTTCAATATTGGTCAGGCTGATAAAGCTAAATTGACTAACTTGCAAAGAGATGCTGCATATCAAACTAACAAAAGTAAATTACTATCTCAGATAGGTCAAGATTTAGGAGGCATTGGTCAGGAAGAATTATTCAAGAAGTATCCTGAATTGGCTGGACTAGGTTATGACAGTAAAGGTAGAAAAATAAAAAAATAAGAATCATGGCAGGAATTACACCAGATATTAGTACATCAAGTTTTAAACCATTATCTTTAGATGAGATAATGATGGTTCCTCTGGCTAAACAAAAGCAAGAGGATGAAGCTATATTAGCACTTGACGAATTGGATGCCATGCAATCAAATGCATTGGCTCAAGATCAAGATTATGTTAGTGGGCAGATATCTGCATTCAGAAAAGAATCTGATGACATCTCTACAAGGATACTTGACCAGGGTGTTGACAGGAGTTTAGTTAATAAAGTTCGTGGATTAAGAAGAAGAAAAAATGAAGAGTTTTCTATATCAGGTAAAACTGGTCAAGCTGCTGCTGCATTTAATCAGTATCAAGCAAACAAAGATGCTATTCTTAAAAGAAAAGATTTAACTGAGGAGCAGAAAAGATTGGGAGTTGCTAAAGCACTTGAGGGCTATCAAGGTGTTGAAAATGCAGGAGTCTATGAAGATTATATTGGAGCGTCATTTATTGATGTAATGAAAAAAGGCAGATCAATTGCTGCTGAAATGAAACCTGAAGAAAGAGCTGCTGCATTAGGAATTTACTATGACCCGCAAACAAAGACATATAGAGATGGGACTAAATCTTATAAGAAATTAACTCCTAATCATATTAAGCAAGTTGTATATGGTGCACTTCAAGGTGACCAAGCTGTTCAGAATTATTTGAAAGATATAGAAGGTCTTGGAGCAGGTAATGCTGAAGAGATGATGAGAGAAGCTGCAATTAGTGCAGGGGATGTATATCAATTTTCTTCAATTAAGGATCAGACTAGAGTTGTTGCAAATCCTAATGGTGCTGATAAAGTTCTTGAAGGTGATGGTGCTTTAGATTTGTATTCTAACTGGAACAGTTCGCTTATTAGCAATGTAGCTGATGCATATAATGGGACTCTTGGAGTTACTGCTGAAGGCTTAGGTAAGTTACAGTTTAAAGATGGTAAACTTTATATTCCAGAATTTGTAGGCCCTACATCTGGGCGTGCATATTATTCTGCATCAGGAAATATTGGAAAGTCTCAAAAGAAGTCAAGACAACTTAGAGATTGGGAAGATAAAAATGAACTTACAACAAGAATGACTGAAGCTATAGCTCAATTAAGAAAAGATGATCCTCAAGGATTCATGGGTAAGGATGATGAATATGTATTAAATTCATATGTAGAAGGAGCTAAAAAAGCTGCTGCATCTTATGCTACAATAGTTAGACCTAGGAATAATGAGAACTCATTTTATGAGCACTATACTGACAAGATATTAGGAACTAAAGGAAGAGTTGGTGATATAACTAGTGGTTCTAGATCTCTTAAAATTATGGGTACTGCTGGATTAAAAACTCCAACTCAGGCTGCAGGAGATTTAGGTTTTAATAACATTAAAGAATTCAACTCGGCATTAATGAATGGAGTTAATGACCAAGGTAAAGCTGTTGTTGAAGGTATGGTGAATGATCCAGATATTCCAATGGGAATTGTGGTTCACATGAAAGATGGTGAAGGTATTAGTCACAGGATTGTGGTTAGTCCTGAGAGAGAAGTTTCAGATAGGCTTGGCCAAGCATCAACAATGATGAAAAATCTAGCTGCAGGAATTGGATTTCAAGCTAAGAAAACTGTAGGATACAATAGAACTACTAAAAAATCTGAGACTCACAATGAATACTATATCAATAAAGCTCAAAATATTGAAGGGCTTAACAATAGCCAAGGCTATGTAGATTATACTCCTTTGATTATTAGAAGTAGAACAGATCTTACTGAAGATGAAGCAAGAAGAGTTGAATGGGATTCAAGCACAGGTAGAGCTACATTAGATGGTAAATATTTACCTAACACATTAGTCATGACTTATGATGAGCAGATTGATGACAGTATGAATAAAATAGCTAGAAAGTGGGCTACTACAAAACAAGGAAAAAATAAAGAATAATAATATGGCAGATCTAACTAATTCAGATGATTATGATTTTGACGGTGGATTTAATGAGGAAGAAGGAGTAATTTCAGGTGCAGACCTTATTAATGATCCTAAAGATCCAATAGATTCTGATGAATATCAGGAAGATGATTATGACTTCTTTGCAGCTGAAAGCTTAGATGGTCCAATAAGAACTAGGACTATAAATGTTGGTGAGTTTGGACTTGGTTCTGACGAGGCTGATAGGGAGATTGCATTTGACAATCTAGAAGGTATTGAGCAAAATAGAGCTGATCAGCAAAGTGGACTTGACCAATTTGGAAACTTCTTAGCACAAGCTGTTGTAGGAGAAATTGTTGGTGGTACTATTGAAGGATTAGGGTATCTATTTGAATTAGATTCTGTTTCAAATATTATTCAAGGACAAGAGGCTGACTGGGGCAACTGGATGACTGAATTGGGTCAAGGTATTAGAGAGGGTGTTGCTGAAAATACTCAAATACATCAAGATCCTAGCAAGCAGGGTCAGGGAATGCTAACTAGCATGACTGATTCAGGATGGTGGGCACAAAACTCTGTATCTGTAGCATCTACTTTATCAATGATGATTCCATCAATGGCTGCTACGAAAGGAATGAGCCTATTGGGTAAAGGAATGTCAAAAGGACTTCGTACTATTAAAGGTATGGAAAAGGTCATGGACGGAATGAAGATGTCTGAAAGAGCTAAGTGGATGACTGAAGGGTTGTCTCAAGCTGTTGTTTCTAGAAATATAGAGAACTTTATGGAGGGCCATGGTACTTATGAAGATGTGTATAACACAAGACTTAATCAAGAAAACCCTGCAACTGGAGAAACTTATACAGAAGAGGAAGCTAGGAAAGAAGCATCTGATGCTGCAGCTGAAAACTATAGAGATGGTTGGGCAATGTTACTTCAGGATATTCCACAATACCTAGCATTAGGTAGAGTGTTTAATCCTGTTACTGCCAAACTTGAAGGTGGTTTATCTGAGGCTGTTCAAAAAGGTATGAAACTTAGTAAGAGGCAACAGGCTGCTGCTAGTGGATTATACACATTTGGGTCAGAAGGATTTGAAGAATCATATCAATACATTGTAGCTGAAAGAGCTAAATTAAGATCAGACTTAAGATCAGGGTTAATCAATCAAGAACAATATGACAAGAAGATGTCTGAAGCATATGGTTCTGATGAGATGAAAACTTCTGCATTCTTTGGAGGTCTTGGAGGTAATGTATTTCAAGCTGCTGGTAAGGGTGTAAGTAAACTTACCTCAGCAAACAGTAAAGATGAATATCAGAAAGCCCTGTTAGATTCGTATAATAAAGAATTAAAGAATAGGGCTACATCTTTAGCTGCAATGCAACAAGAAATATCTAAGAGTGACATCAAGGATGATGCAACTGCTGAAGATAGACAGTATATCATGGACAATCACATGGTTGAAATGATAGCTGACTCTATTAATAACGATAAATTTGACTCTTTCATGGAGAATCTAGATGGAATATCTAAGATGTCTGAGGAGGAAAAGGCTGTATTTAAAGAAAGAACTGGACAAGAGTTTAACTCTGAACTGGCTGATACTTATATTCCTGGAATAAAAGAGAAGGCTAAAGCTATGAAGAAGGCTTACCTTAAGATTAGAAATACAGTTAAGTCTACACCTGCTGCAGTTAAGATTGCCAAGATTGATATACTTAATGACATGTTGGCCAAGAAGAGAGCTGAATATAAGAAGGAGGCTAAAGAATCTAAAGATAAAGTTGCTGAATCACTCAGTGCACTACCTGAATATAAATCTAGAGCACTAGAGCTTCAAGAAAATATTGATGTAACTAAAGCTAGAATAGCTGAACTTAAGAAAAATATTGCCAGCAACAAAGGAAATAAGAAAGCTGAGTTCTTCCAGGAAGTATTAGACATCAGATTAGCTGAGCTTGAAAAGTTGAATAAAAGTAAAGCTGCTGATAAAGAGATAAAGAGAACTCCTGAAGAGAAAGAAGAAGCTAAAACTCAAGATAAAGCTATAAAGGCTTTAGAAAGAGAGTACAATAAAAAGAAGGCTGAGATAATTGATGCTAAGTTTAATGAGGCTACCATGAAAGATATGGAGCACTACAATAATCTTGATGCTGAATACACTGCTTCTGAGAAGGGTCAGAAAGCTTGGGAAGGTGTAGTTGAAAGTGCTAAGATTAATGAGGAGACTGATATAGGTAACATTAATGAGAGTATCACAAAGACTAAAGAAATTTATCCTGATGGTGAAAAGAAAGATTACATAGAAAAATTAGAAGCTAGAAAGACTGAGTTAGAAAATATTGCCGCTACTAATAAGGCTTTAGAAATGATTGCTAGAGATGAGGCTGAGAGACAAGCACAGGAGGCTGAAAAGAATAATAATCCTGAGACTGTTGATAATCAGAAGCCTCAACAAGTTGGTACTGCAGAGGAGGGAACTGTAACTGATGGATTTGAAGATGCATCTTACGGTGAAGAAGTTGATACTTCTGAGCAGTTTGAAAAAGAAGATAAGAGATCTAGAGAGTTCCATGAAGCTTCTACTACTTCTATACCCCTACTAGACAAATCTATGGGTACTAAGAACTATGAATTGTGGTCACAGAATACAGTTTCTAAGATAGGCACTAAATTTAAGTATGGTATTAAACATTTTAACCATGTACTTTCAGGAGGTAAGAGAAGAGAGAATCAGAAGATGTTAATGAAAATGCTTGAAGAGGCTCATCCAAATGATATTCCTAGAGCTGCTTATGATGATCTATTTATAGAGGCTGTAATGGAGGGCTCTGAAAAGGGCCCTAGAAATGCTGCCATATACAGTGATTTACCAATGAGGCCTGTTATAGGAGAAGCTAATTCTAAAAAAAATAGAAAATTCACTCAACAAGATGTTGATTTTTATGAATCTAATTATGCATCTCAAAGAAAGATTATAATTGATAGAATCAAGGCTGGACAGGATACAACTGTTGAGGTTAAATATACATCAGGTGGTGGATTAGTTACTACTGATGAGCAGAATTCTGTATTAGATTTACAACAAATTAATGGTGACCCAGATAAAGTTGAGTTTTTATTCACGGATGATAAGGGTAAGATTATTGACACGGATAAAAATGTAGTTGATGACTTTGCTGCAAAGACTGTAACTGTGGGATCAGGAGAAAAGAATATACAGGCTTATAAAGGTGGTGTATTCGTTAAGGTTAGAAAGGCTGATGGAACTGCTTTTCCATTGCGTGTTGAGCTAGCTGGAAATACAGAGGCACAAGCTTTTGCATTAGCAAGAATATTAACTGAAGCATCTGTAGGTTCAATAAATGAAAATGGTGAATGGGTTAAACCTATTGGTTTAGAGAATTCATATATTGAGAACTTAGATGAACTTGATCAAACTTCTATTAAAGAAGCATTTGGGCCTGAGCTAGAACTACTAGGAAATGAAGCTACGCTTAAAGAGCTAGTTGATATATTCATTCACTTCAGTGACGGAACTAAAGGATTAACTTCTGAACTGTATGCTGATAAAGGTAGTTTGTTTTTTGCAAAGAGAAATGAAGCTGGCAAATTAGAATCTGTAAAAGTTACAGCTGAAAATAAATTGGCTAAAACTAATGAGCTTTCTTACTTCTTACAGAATGTAAAGAAGAGACAGATCTCTATCAATCTATTAAACTCTAATCCTGAATACAAGAAGTATTTATTGGAGAATAGAGTTGTGACTACTAATGGTGTTTCAGGTAAGCCTTTATTTCAAGCAACTAATGAGCATCCTGTTAAGAATTACATGAGTTTATTAACTCCCGGGAAGCCTAGCAATGTTGCTACTGAATCTAAAGGAAGAACTTATATTCCAATTAGAACAAGACCTAAATCAGCAAGTGAAGAGGTTGAAACTTTAACAGGAAAAGAGGCAGAGGCTGCAGAACTTAAGGTTGAAAAAATTATCAATGATGGTATTAATAAAGGTCAAACCTTAACAGAGATTGAGGATAGAATATTTCCTAGATTTGGATGGAATTCTGCTCAAATTATGGAGGTTCAAAAATTTATTAAAGGAAAAGTTGAAGGAAGCATAAAAGAAAATTTTGCTA